ATCGCCGTCGGCCGGCGTGCCCGGCGGGGTGTTGGTCTGCGAAATCACCGCCGCCTGCACCAGCGCATCGAGCCGGCGCAGCGCGGTGTTCACGGTGACATGCGGCTGCGCCTGGCTGGCGATCAGCTCGGGCAGGGACAGGTTCGGCGTGGTCATACGGTGGCCTCGGCGGCATAGCCCCGGCCGACGGTGGCCGAGAGCTGGTAGATGCGAACGGTGACGGTGTCAGGCACGGGGCTCCCGAAGTCCTCGGCCTGCTGCGCCTCGGTGTAGGTCACGGACGGGCTCGACGCGGTGAGCGTGCGCAGGACGTCGGGCGGGCTGTCGGTCGAGAGGATGTCGACCTCGTAGGACTCCGACGCCTCGCTCATCGGGATGTCGGTGTTGGCCGGCAGCTCCTGGCCGAGCCGGTCGCGGCGGGTCCAGGTGATCGTCAGGTCTCCCGCCTCGTCGCGTGCGCCCTCGACGTGCACCCCGGCGAAGGGCTCGAGCGCCACGCCGCGGCCCGTGAAGGCGACGGCCGTCGTGCCCTCGAGCGTGGTGCCGACGAGCACTGGCTTGTGGAGCCGCTCGGCGCCAATCGCGGAGACGTTCTGCGGCACGCGGGCAATCGTCGAGTCGAGCAGCACGAAGCGGTCGCCGGCCTGGCTCAGCCCCATCGCCCACTCGGTGCCGCGCCGGCCGCGCAACAGGCCGGTGAGCCGCCAGACGGGCGGACTGCCGGTCGGCTCGGCGTCGCGGAACTGGATGATTTCCCAGCGACCATCGTCGCCGATCGCGGCAGCGTTCAGCCCGGCGAGCAGCGAGGCCTCGCTCACCGATTCCAGGGCGTCAGTCGCCAGCCCGTCGACGAGCAGCTCGTTGTCCTCGTCGATGATGGTCGTCGGCCCGGCGGGCAGCGGGTCCACCACGTCGCCGATCGTCGCCTCGAGCGTGAACGTGGCAACGGAATCGTAGGTAATGCCGCCGTCCGGCGAGCGGTACAGGACGGCGCCGCCGAAGGACGTTGAGCCGGTCGCCTGCACCGCCGCGTAGTAGCCGGCGTCGTTGTCCGCGTCCCGCAGCAGCGGCAGGTCGAGCAGCACCAGGTCGGCGGTGCCGGGCACGGAGATGTTCGATCCGGTCGTCCCAGAGTAGGCCGCCGGTGCGCCGACCGCGTAGGACTCGTACACGCCGTCGTCATCGCGCACCAGCGCCAGTCGAATCAGGCCCGGCAGGCTGTAGTCGGTATCGACGATGCGCAGCCGCTCCATCCGCCCGTCTACCGGCGCCTCGACGGCATCGGCCGGCTCGAGCGCGAGGAAGGACTGGTCGACGGTGGTCTCGTAGCGGTTGCGCGAGATCCACGCATCGTAGAGCAGCACCTCGGCCGTCTGCGCCGCGCGGTTGTCGCTCATGGCGATCGCAAGCTCGACGTCCTGCACCTGGTCGGTGCCGACGCTCAGGCGGGAGGCGCCCTGCTCGCCCGCCTCGTAGTTCATGTCGACCTGGGCGTAGTGCACGCGCAGCCGGCGCGGAAGTTCCACCTCCTGCGTGCGCGTGACCTGTATGGCCGCCGGGCGCTGGCCGCCGGCCTCGTGCGCGCCCAAGTCGTCGGACGTGAAGCTCGCGACGAGCGCCTTGCCTCGCGTCGGCCACTTGAGGACGCCACCGGACTCGACGCAGTCGAACATCCCGACAGAGCGCAACGGCGAGATGGCGTCGCGCCCGCTCATAACCCGCGTGATCGCGTAGCCGTAGACAGGCTGCGTCAGGTCAGTCGTATCGACCTGGTCACTCGAGAGGCCGCAGCGTCGGCAGACGTCGCGCACGATGGCGCCGATGGTCGCCATGCCGGGCGGTGACAAGTACCTCTCGTATTGGAGGTAGTAATAGCCTGTTGATGCTTTTGGATACGTCGAGATCGACGGCGAGCCAGGGTTGAACGTCAGTCCTGAAGGCATACTTCCAGCCGCCACTGCGGCGTTGTACGCATCAGTCCAGAATGTCTCGTCGAAAGCGTCGGGATGATCGTCAGGCAACACAGGGCCGCGCCAGGCGCGGCCTTGCAGAGTATGCGTCGTCAAGTCGGAGGACAATGTTCCAGAACGATCGTAGGTACTCATCACCCGGCAATCGCCCGTCACCCATTCCCAGTCTGCGCTATTCGGAACGTAGAATCCGTCGACGATACAGTACCCGTCTACGCTGGACGGCGTGCCTTGTGCGCACGGGGACGGCGGTGCGCCAGCGAGTTGCTCAATCAGAACAACGTCGTTGTCGATGTACCCGAGACGGTAGGTAGATTCACCGATCGTGAATGGCCCGCCATAGCCATCGACTAGTTCGCCGCCGATAGTGTAAGGACCGCCGTCTGGCAGCAAATCAATGACACAGTCTCCGGCCTCGAACGTCTGCAAATAGCTGTGGTAGTAACCCGGGTTTGTCCCGAATTTGTCGAAGTAATAAGTTCCCGGATGTGGAGACTCGGAGCTTTCAGCAAGCGTTTCCTGATAGAGGGTGGACGGGGCAAGCGCATTGACCTTGATGACGGCAAAAATCGCCCGTGACAACGGAACCTGATTTCCGAAGGCGCGACCGCTCCCCCAGTACCCGAGGTCAAAGGCAGCATCGCTCAGTAGAACGACATCAAGCGGTGTCGACGAGAAACCATGACCAGCGATTGATGCCTTGGATGCCAAAGCAGACGCCAGCGACGTCGTCCAGTTGCCAGCACTGTCGCCGCCGGTCGCTGCGCCCTTGACGCCGTAAGTCAGGTGATAGCGATAGAGGCCGCCGTCGACTCGCGGATCGACGCCAGACGAATTGAAAGCCGGCATGTACGGAACTTCGTACAGCTCGACCGTTTCCCCGGTGGACGCTGGCGTGATCTCGAAGCGAAAATTGGGAACGCGGTTGCCGTAATCAGCGAGCGCGAAGTCTGTGAACACGACGTACGCGAGGCCTCGGAAGGCGCTTACGTTCCCGGCGCCCTCGTAACTCTCGATGGTGGGGTCGGCGAGCTGGTCCTCGCTGCCGAGGTATATCTCCGTGGCCTCGAGCAAGGCTGCATTGGCCACCATGCGCGCGTCGTATGACTCGGTCGTCTCGTCCTCGAGCTGTGGGCGGGCGTCGTAGATCAGCTTCGCGTCGGCCCAGATGCGACTGATCCCGCCGATCGGTCCCTCGCACAGGCCGACCGCGACGGACGCCGAGTACGAGTACTCGCGCACCGTCTGCGTGGGCCCGCCCTTGCCGCCCTGCCGCCGGCGGCTCACCGACTCGATGATGCCGCTCGACCAGATGACATTCCCCGAGACCGCGTAGGTGCCATACACGAGCGGGATCGGTGCACCGACCGCGGAGGACTGCACCGAGAGATCATTGAGCCGCGGCCCGTTGACCGTGCCGAGGTCGGTCGGGAACAGCGCGCTGCCGGCGAGCCCGCCGAGCTGGAAGCCCCAAGCAGCACCTGCCGGGCCGAAGAATGAGCCGACAATGGCCCCGCCGATGCTGAGGACTGCCTGGCCGGCGTTACTCATACGCCACCCCTGGCAGCGCCCAGACGCTGTGCGTCATCCGCACCCATCGCCCGCGGTAGCCGTGCTCGATCACGCGGCCCACTCGCTCGTAGGCATGGATCATGGTCTCGCCCGCGCAGATGGCGACGTGCGCCGCCAGCCGTGTCCAGGCGATCACGATCAGCGACCCCGGCACCGCGGCAGAGATGGGCCGGCAGTGTTCCTGCAGCCGTTCCACGAGCTCGCCCGACGGCAGCCGCCCGTAATTCGCGACGTCGAAGCGCTCGTCGAGCAGCCCGAGCGACTGGCAGACGACGATCGGCAATCCCACGCAGTCGATGCCGTGCCCGTCGCGACCCTGATGGCGGAACGGCACGTTGAGCCACTGCCGGGCTTCGAGAATGACGCGCTCAGGGCTCATTGAAATTCCCCGGCGCCGGGCGCGGGTACTCGAGGAAGGACTCCGCGCGCGGCTTCTTGTCGGCCGTCTGGCCGCCGAAGGCCGCCAGCTCGCCGACGCCCGGCACCCACGCGCCGTGCCCGCGGAAGTTCACGAGGTTGTTGAATCGGCCCTTGCACATCGCCGCCGACTTGTCGCAGCCGGGGCGGATCGTGAAGGTGTCGCCGATCTCGACGTCGGCCGGCATCGGCAGGTACAGCAGCACCTCGGCCGGCGAGCTGTAGGCGTCGCTCTTCACCTCCATGCTGAATCCTTCGTTCGCGCCCGCGGTCCAGGTCACGAGCCCGCCGTTGAAGTCGCCCGGGTCATTCGTCCCGCTGATCGTCGCGGAGAACTGCCGGCTGCTGGTGACGGCCGTCACGGTGCCGGTCTCGGTCAGCGTCGCAATGTTGACGCCGCAGCGCGCGTCGCCAAGTTCGGCGTCGCAGCTCGAGCCGTAGGTGCGGACGATCTTCTGCGTGAGCCGCTGGGCCAAGCCACGCAGCTCGGTTCGATACTGGCCCTCGGCGGTGCGGACGATCTCGCCCAGGTTGCCGGTGCGCAGGACGATCTGGCCGTCGTCCGGGGACTGCCAGTTCACCAGGAACAGCACGACCGAGGCGTCGTCAAGGAGCCCGGCCTCGATGTCCGCGGCCGAGAGATCGACGAGCTGCAGGTCGCCGGCGTTGACCGCGCCCGAGACCTCCATGTTGTCGACGCTCATGTCCGAGGTCGAGCGCACGCTGCTGCCGGTGATCCCGGCCCGCGCGACGTAGGTGCCTGCGTAGTCGCCTGCCGTGATCGTCAGGTCGCGATCGTGCTCGGTGCCCAGGATCAGCACGGCGTCGCTGCGCTCGACGCGCCAGCACACGGCCAGCGTCGTCACGTCGCCGGCGAGGTGCGACTGCAGGGCGGGTGGGATCGTTCGCATCAGGTGGCTCGAATGCAGGTCGCAGCCCAGGCATCCGGGCGTGTCGGAATCGGCGTCCACTCGCCGAAGCGTCGGAGCTGGTCCTGCCAGAACTCGGCGCTCCGAACCATGCGATGCGCGGGTGTGCCGTCCGGCAATCGACGGCGGCCAGTAACGAGCGTCACGTTCACGAGCAGCGCCTTCGTTGCCAGCTGGTCGAGGTGATCCAGCACGGCCGACAGGCACTCGGGCTCGATATGCTCGAGAACGTCCGCGCAGACCACCAGGTCAGCCGCCGCGGGCTCGGCGTCCTTACCTGGGATTGCCGGGTCGTACTCGGCCACCGCGACGCCGGTGAGTGATGCCGCGAGCGCCCCCTTACCGCATCCATAGTCGAGTACCGTTACAGACCCGGAGGCGTCCATCAGGTTGCGCACCTGCTCGGCCCAGCGAGACCCGTTGCGGCCGTAATCCGGCATCGCCCGGTGTGCCCGCACGTTCAGGTCGCGATACGCGTCGGTGATTCTCATTGCCAGTGCCTGCGTATCCATTCGATGCGACCTGCCAGCTCCCAAGCTTTCGGGTGGCCGTTGAAGTGCACGATCCGCGCATCCGGAGGAAGCGTCCGGTAGCCGCTCGCGCGCATGTCCTGCGACTGGTAGATGCCCACTGATCTCGGCCATGCCGGCGCGCACGCTGCGAGCTTGTAGCTGATCCAGGCTTGATCGCTGCCACGGAAGCCAGCGGCTCGCGCGGCCTTGATGCCGTCTGCGCCGAAGTCGTCCCAGACCTCTGTGTGCGTCCCGGTGCGCAGCAGCCACGTGCCGCCGCCGAAGCGGCGCTCGGTGCCCCACGCGTAGTTGGGCCGCCAGCCGACGAAGTCTGCGTCGATCTCGAGCAGCGGCGACAGGTCCCTCGGGATCACGCAGTCGATGTCGAGCAGCAGTACGCGATCCGCGATCTCGGTCGCCTCCCGTGAGAACAGCCACAGTCGCCGGTAACTCGACGGGAACTGTGCACCCTCCGGCGTCGCCATCCGTGCGGCGGCGTGCGCGGCATCCGGCAGCGGGAGCGCGCGAACGTCGGATGAGAACCCGGACTGGTCGGTAAAGCACACGAACTCGTGCGGCACCGGCAGATGACGACGGACCATGCTCGCCAGCACGTCCACGTGCTTCGGCCGATAGTCCCGGCTCCCGTCGCACCACAGGAAGCAGACGACCGCCAGCGAACTCAAGGCGTCGCCAGTGCCGACGCGAGGTCGGCCTTCGGGAAGCAGGCGAGCCGCGACACCGAGCTCGTGTTGACGACGGACAGCCCCAGCCGCTTGCAGTCGCGAGCGATGACGGCGAAGTTCTTGAGCAGCTGGTCGTACGGCGTGGGTCTCGCGATCTCTTTCGGGTGGCTGCCAAAGAAATGATCCATCCCGCCGACCGCTCCCATGTCATACCCAACCAGCACGAAGCGGCGCGCGCCCATATGCATGGCGAGGTTCATCGCCTGCGCACCTGAGTTCTCGTTGAAGTAGATGAGCCGCGGGTCTTCGGACAGACCGGCGGCGTGCTTCCCCGCGATCCGGTGCAGGCCGAACTGCCGGGCTGCGGCTTCGCACTGAGTCCAGCACTCGCCAGAGAATCCGCGCTGGATCTCGGCCCAGTGGTAGCGCCACCACGGGAAATCGCACGCATAGAGCAGATGTGCCCACGGCGCGAGCCGCCAAGCATCGTTGATGGCGATGCACGGCCAGCCGCCATCCCTCACCAAGGGGAGGTCAGCGGATGCAGCGCTCGGGCCGGTTGCTACCAGGACGACGGTGCGCACGCTGTCCCGGAACGGGAGATCACACCCGCTCTTCATTGAGCGTGAACGGCACGCGCTGGACCCGCATCGCATCGTCGCCGCGGAACGTCAGCACGAACTCCGTACCGTCCGCGAAGGTCACGGGCACGTCGAACTCACCGCCCCACGTCAACGGCCCAACAGGGACGAACAGCAGGCTGACGAGCCCGGTCGTGTAGTCCACGGTGTAGTCGGTTCCGGCTTCCTTCAGGACGCCGTTATCGGCCACGAGGATGGTGCCGCTCACCGGCTTCTGGATCGGTCGCGTGCGGGTCAGGGCGCCCTTGGTGTACTGCTTGACCATCTGATAGGCCGCCGGGCTGCCTGGCACGAGCTGCAGCGGCTGGTCGGTTGCCGCAGCGGTCTCGAACGGCGCGCAGCTCTTGTAGTCGTTCCAGTCCTTGAACCGAAACGCATACGCCCCGCCACCGACGGCGTGCCAGAACTCCAGCACCTCGTAGATGTCGGCCTCGGCATGCTCGATCTCGCAGTCGAACGAGTGCAGTGGCGCCGTCCAGTTGAGGTTGCGCCGGGTCTGTCCGCCGGCCCGCTGAATTCTCGTCACGCTGATCTGCGGACGAACCCGGTATCCCAGCGACGGCGGAAGCGGGAAGCGCGGCGTTTCCAGGAACATCAGTTGTTCCTCCGGGCCGCCCGCTCGAGGCCCCTGGCCGCAGCGGCGGCGACCTGCTCACGTGACGTGCGGTCGATCGATCCCGTGGCCGAGGTGATGTGGAAGTTCTGGTTGACCACCATTCCGCCCCCTTCTGCGCCGGCGGTCGCGACGCCCGTGCCGACCATCCCGCCCTCAGCGAATCGCGGCACGCCACCGGGGACCACCGGCCGGGGATGCCCGGCGTTGAGTTGATGCAGCAGGCTGAGCACGCCCGGCCGACGCACGACGCTGGCGCGCACGATGAACTCCTCGTTCGATACGAGCAGTGGGCGGCCGGCGGTCGTGATCGCGCGAATGCTGTCGCTCGTGCCGGTGCCGGGCCCGCGGATGAGTCCGCCGCCCGTCGCGTCGATCTGGCCGCCTGCGGCGTATCCCGGGATGCGCTGGGCCGTGATGCTGATCGGCGACAGTCCGCTCATACCGCCGCTGCCGAACAGGCCGAACAGGCTGCCGACCCACGACTCGATCTGCGGCCGGATGAACTGCTCGACGGCGATGCGCTGCAGTGTGGCCAGGATCGTGTCGCCGAGCTGCCGGAACGCGTCGCCCAGGCTGTCGACCTGCTTGATGCCGTCGGTGAGCCAGTTGACGAGATCGTCTCCAATGGCCTGCGATGCCTGTTCCCGGAATCTGATCCAGCCGTCTTCCGCCTTCGCGACCGATACCGAGATCTGGCCGAGCTGCAGGTTCAGCTGCTCGGCCTGCGCGATCAGCGCCGGATCGCCTGACGCCTGCGCCGCGGTCAGTGCCGCGGCGGCCAGTTCCTGCATGACCGGCAACCGGGCGGCCTCGATCCTGGCAATCTCGAGCTGACCCTCGCGCTGCGTCGTGATGCCGAGTTCGACGTCCTGGTTGATGCGCTCGCGAGCGTTGGCCAGCTGCTCGAGGGCCTGCTGGGCGCGCGACGTGGCGTCCTCGAAATCGATCCGCGCCACCTCGACCTGGCGGATGCGAGCGAAGGACTGCTCATCCGTTGCGGTGACGCCGCCGCCGGCCGCCAGGAGTTCGCGCTGCTTGGTGATCTCCTCGTCGAGGGCCCGCAGTCGCGCCTCGCGTTGCTGGCCTGTGAGTTCGAGCAGGCGTTGTTCGATGTCGAAGCGCGTCCGCCCAGCGGCCTCCTCGGCCCGCCGGCGTTCCTCCGCCAGCCGCGCCGCCTCACGCTCCGCCTTCGCTGCTTCTGCGCTGGCCTGCCGCGCGGCAGCGGCGCCTGCGCGCTCGGCCGCCTCGTCGGTCGCGCCAGCGGCGGCTGTCCGTGTTCGCACCGGAATCTCGACCGGCTTGATTTCGCGCGTGGCCTCGTCGGCGATGCGCTGCAGATCCGTCTTGAACGTCTCTTTGAACTGGGCGAAGTCGGCGCGACCCTGCTCACCGATGTCCCGCCAGATGCGAACTGCGCCGGCGAAGTCCCCTCTGGACAAGGCGCCGATCGTCGCGGCCAGGCCGCCGATCTGGTTGCCGATGCCCCTGAAGATGCCAGAGACGATGTTGAAGAACGTGCGGAACGTCTGAATCACGACCCGCAGAATCCGTCCCGTCTCGGTGCCGAACCGCCGCATCGAGTCGACGCCGGTGCCGGCCGTCTCCTCGCGGAAGCTCGTCATCGTCTCGAGCACGCTCGGCATCAGGCCGGAAACGAACTGGATCGCGAGGCCCTGGGCCTGGCCCTTGATCATGGCGAACGAATCGTTCACCTGGCCGGCCATGGCTGCAGTCTCGCTGTCGATCACGAGACCGAGAGAGGCTGCGGCCTCTGCGACGTTGGCGAAGCCGTTGGCCGCCAGGTCGTTGAGCAGCGGCATCAGCTGCGCGCCCGTCTTGCCGAAGATCTGAACAGCGATGTCCGTCTTGCGGGTGCTGTCCTCGACGGTGCCGAGTCGCTGCGCGATCAGGTCGAACGCCTGCGCGGTGTCGAGCCCGGCGAAGTCCCGTGCCGACAGCCCAAGGCGGCCGAACGCATCCGTCGCCTGGCGCGAACCGCGATCGAGATCGCCGAGCTTGACTGCGAGCCGCGTGAGATTCGCCTCGAGCGCCTCGATGCCGCCCGAGATGCCCGCCTGGTACTGGAGCACCGACAGATTCTCGGCCGACGCACCCACCTTCTGGGACAGGTCGTCGATTGCATCGGCGCTGTTGAGCGCGTTGCGCGTCAGGGCCACAAAGCCCGCCGTGACACCCGCGAGGCCGATCGCCGGCAGCAGCGCCTTGAGCTGCGCGGCGGCCGACCTCATCAGGTTGAAGCCGCCCGCGCCGGAGCGCGCCACACGCTCGGCCTGGCCTTGCACGGTCTTCAGCGCGTCGAGGACTTCCTTGACGCCTTCCGGAGACAGCCGTACGCGGATATCGGGTGTGCTCATGCTACTTCAGCAGGTCCGGCATGGAGGGTGGCGGTTGTGCATTTTTCTGGTGAGGTCGCAGGGACGCCCAGGCAACCAAGGCCGTGCGGTAGTCGCGCGCAACCTGCTCACGGGTGCGCTCGAGGCACGTCAGCAACATCTCGCGAAGCGGCCAGTCCAGCACGGCGATGATTCGGGCGTAGTCGTGCCCGGCAGCCCGGCGAATCACGCCGTCCCATTGGCCGAGGTCTAGTGCGCCGGCTGAGCGTGCGGCTGGCTTCGCTTGCCGGCCCCGCTCGAAGAGATAAGGGAACTCGCCAGCGAGCGCAGCTGCCGCCCGAAAAAACCCAGCACGAACTCGAGCCCGAGGCGATACACCTCCTGGACATCCTCTTCGGTGTCCAGCCCCTCGATCCAGTTCGCGGTCTCCTTAGCCATCTCGGGCGTCCAGTCGGCCTCGCCCTTGCCCATCGGCAGCAGGAAGCAGCCGAGCAGCTCGCAGGCCCGGCCCGAGCGCATGACGGCGGTATGCAGCCGCAGCAGGTACGCCTGCGGCTCCTCCTGGGCGGCCGGCAGGATGCGGTCGAGCCCCGTGTCTCCGATCACGCGGTCGACGTGGAGCTGCCAGCGGACCGTCCGGCGCTCGAGGTTGAGGGCGGCGAACTGCCGCCCTCCGAGCGTGACGTTGCTCATCACTCGACGATCTGGGCGACGAAGTACTGGCTGACCGTCGTGCCGTTCTTCGTGGTGTCCTTGAGCAGCTTGCCCTTGACCTCGAGCTCGCCATACTCCTCGGACAGCAGCGCCAGGGCCGCAGCCGGGCCGAACTTGACGCGGTGCGCGGTGATCTTCACGGTCTTGCCGCTGCGCGCCTCGTTCAGGCCGTCGAAGACGAACTCGTACTCCTGCGCAGCCGCGACCAGCGCCTCGACCTTGTCGCCGGCCTTGGGCGTGTAGTCGACGACGATCGAGCTTGCATCGACGATCGTGGACGTCTCCGGAATCTCCAGCCCGCCCCCACGCACGATGTAATCGGAACCCGCCGTGTACAGCGTCGCCGGCGAGCCGGCCGCATTCACGGTCACGGTCGCGGCGGTGTCGATCGGGTACAGCGTGCTGACGAACCCACCGCGATACGCCGTGTGCGGCTCGTTGGTGACGGGCGTGGCCGCGATCGCGCTCGCCGCGCCGTAAGCCGCCATGGCGAGGTTCTCGGGCGAGAAGTCGGTCATCTTGATCGTCGCCTCGACGGAGTCGATCCGGCGGACTTCGTTGTACGTGCCGCCGCCCGGCTGGGTGCGGTCCTTGAGTTTCTTGTTGTCCTCGGTCACGTTGAACGAGAGGTCCGTGACGTTGCCGATGAAGCGAAGCGGGGCCGCGGCGCCGACGACGCGCATGTAGACCTTGCCGCTACCCAGATAGCTGTAGTCCATGATGATCTCCTGTTGGGATGAAACCGCTCACGCGCGGCGGGCGCCCGGTCGTCCCGGGGAGAAGTCAGTCGCGGACGTTCGCCGTGTAACGGACGACCGCACCAACCCAAGAGAGCCCCTGGGTTGGCGTAATGAGTTCTGTGCCGGCGTACTTCGGGAAGTCCGTGCCGGCCGGGAATCGGCTCTGCTGGTTGCTCATCGCACGGCGCACGTCCGCGACGATCTCGTGCACCCGCAGTGCTTCCTTGTTGCTGTCGGCCGGCATCTTCACGGCCACGCCGACGACCATCGTCTCGGCGCGATCCTTGAGCGCACGATCATCGGCCGGCGCGCTGCCGAGCCAGATGACGTCGACGAGGTAGTCGGGACGGCCGGCGTCGCTGGTGTCCTGCGCCTGGCCTGGCTCGAGCGTGACGGCCGCGCCCGCGTTCGTGTGGTAGCCGTCGGTGCGGCGTATCTGCCGGACGCAGGCCCGCACCGCCTCGAGCAGCTGGAAGGTGACCGGCTTAGGCACGCTTCACCGCCCAGGCGCTGCGCGACTCGTCCTGCCGGACGAGTTCCGAGAGTTCGAATTCCTCGCCGGTGGCGGTGAGCCGGACGATGCTGCCGACCTCCAGCGACGGAGTGTCCGCCAGGAAGAACGTGACGATCGTCCGAAGCCCGGCCAGGTTCTCGCCGAACAGCTCGACGTTGCGATCGACGAGCACGGTGCACGGCGTACCCTCGTAGGTGGCGGCGTCGGCCAGTCCGGCCGATGCGAACGCCGATGCCAGCGCGGCGTCGATCTCGCGCAGCTTGGTGGTCTGGCTCATAGACTCACGCGAGGAGCCGCCGGGCCCATGGTGGGCCCGGCGGTGACCTGCCTGTCAGCGGAAGGCCGATCAGGTGCGGCGGGCGACGATGAGCGACTTCGGGCGCGTGCAGTACGAGAGCGCGTTCATCTGCGCCTCGATGCTCACGCCCTTGCCGTTCGGCATCGGGTACTGGCGGGCATAGCGCGGCAGGCCGATCGTGTTGACCGTCTCCACGTAGTCCGCCGGCGCGTACACCGTCCGGAACAGGCCCGGCACGCCGACCGCGAAGAAGTGGCACTTGTCGGTGTTGATGAACGCCGACGAGCCCACCGCGCCGCGGTAGTTCTCGAAACGGATGCCACCGTAGTCGAGCACCTCGTACGCCGCGTTGCCGCGCAGCTGGGCGGCCTCGGCCTGGTTGAGGTACGTCTCACGCACCTCCTTGTGTGCGACCAGGTCGTCCCAGAACGCGTCTCCGCAGAACGCGTGGATGCCGCCGAACGGCGTGCCGGCGAGGGCCGAGGCCACCGCACGAACGACGGTCGTGCACTTCTTGCGCAGGGCGCCGGAGGCCGGCGAGGCGGCGTCGAGATCGAAGTCGATCTCCGTCTCCTGGGTGACGCCGAACTCCGAGAACAGGTCGTACAGCGTGCTGCCGTCGCCGTTCAGGATGACGCCCTTGATGGCGCCGATGCGCTGGTACTCGAGGGTCGGGTCGAGCTTCAGCTGCACGTGGTTCGCCAAGCGCTGGTCGATGAGCGCGCGCACCGTCTGGACCTGCGACTCCGAGCCGAAGGCGCGCACGTTCTGCACCTCCTCGGCGTACACGGCGTCGTCGATCTGGTAGTGCGGCACGCGCAGGTCGCGGACCTTGCGCTTGTCCTTGGCGACCGTGGTGCCGGGGGCGCCGCGCGGCGTCGGGTTGACGAGCGACAGCACGCCCTCGACCTCCTCGACCGCGATGGTGGTGGTGGCGACACCCTCCTCGTTCCACGGGATGACCTGGCCGGCCCGCCCGGGGATGAAGGGGTTCTTGTTGATCGCGTCGGTGAGGGAGATCACCGAGAACGCGTTCTGCTTGAAGATGTTCAGCATGTCCGTTCTCCGTTACGTGTGCGGCCGCGATTAGCGGACCAGGATGCCGAGGGCGAGCAGGTCGGCGACCGCCGCGACCTTCGCCGCGTCGTTCTGTCCCGAGTCGTAGACCAGCTCGTTGCTGTTGACCTCGGCGTCGCGCAGGATCGCCACCGCGTGTGTGTCGGCATCCGAGGCGTCGCAGTCGTCGAGCAGGATGCCGGCCGCCGCCTGGCTGCCGTCCGAGGCGCCGTTGTCGTACGCCTTGTACTCGCCGGTCGGCGAGCCCGAGGTGATCTTGCCGAGCACCGCGCCGGCCTTCAGGTTCTGGCCGGAGGCGATCGTGACCACGTCGCGCGAGCGGTTGCCATTGGCCTCCGACAGCAGGAAGCCTGCCGCGTGGCCCGTCTGAGTTCGGGTCGTCATGGTTGAATCTCCGAGAGGGGTTGAAGATGCCGCGGCTTACTTGCCGGCCGCCGCGCGGCGAGCGGCGAAGATGTCACTGGCGCTGATGGTCGTCGGCGCGCCGCTACCCGACACGACCTCTTCCGAGCGGATGCCGGGCGAGCCGGCCGCCGCCATGGCGGCCTCGAGCGGCGACTTCGCCGCGGCGGGCTCGGCCTTCGGGGTCTTCGCCAGGATGGCCACCGCGGCCTCGGCGGACATGTCGGTGTCGAACGCCAGGTGCTGCGCGAGATCCTGCCGGCCCTCGGCCTCGGCGTGCGTGAGGATCGCCTTGATGCGTCCGCGTTCGGCCGTCGCGCCGGCAGCGGTGCCTTCGGCGAGGCCTTCGGCGCGGGCCGAGGTGATCTGTTCGGCGGTCACGGCGCTATTGGTGGGAGCCGCGCCGTTCGGCTGCTGGTTCGCAGTCGTCATGGATGAATCTCCGTTGTTGAAGGTACGAAACGGCGACGCGGCGCCCAGGGCGACACGTTGCTTCAGCTCCTCGAGCACCTGCCGGCCCGAGGCGATCCGGTCGGCGAGGCGGACTTTCACCGCCTCCTCGGCCAGGTACACGCGCGCCTCCGTGCCGCGCACCGCGTCGGGATCGAGCCCGCGGTTGCGCGCCACCTTGGCGATGAACAGCTCGTAGAGCGCGTCGACTTCCGACTGCAGCTTCGTGCGGTCGGACTCCGACAGCGGCTTGTAGGGCGAGCCGAGGACTTTCTCCTTGCCGGCGTAGATGTGCGTCACCGCGACGCCCATGTCCTCTGCCATGCGGGAGTAGTCGAAGTGCGTGAGCACGACGCCGACCGACCCGACCTCGCCGGTCTGAGTGACCACGACCTGGTCCGCCGCCGACGCGATGGCGTAGGCCGCCGAGCAGGCGGCGTCGGCGGCGAGGGCCACGATCGGCAGCCTGCCGCGCAGCGCATGGATCTCGTCGACGAAGTCGAAGCAGCCCGCCACCTCGCCGCCGCCCGAGTGGATGTTTAGCAGCAGCGCCCGGACGTCGTCGCGCTCGACCAGCCGGGCGAGCTGCTCGCTCAGTCCGTCGTAGCTCGTGAGCCCGGAGTACGAGCCCATCCACGCGCCCTTGTGCACGAGCGTGCCGGTCACATCGAGCACCGCCACGCCCTCCGTGACGGTCGCATGCACGGACCGGTCCCAGGCGCTCCACTCCGGGTCGAAGGCCCGCTTTTCGGCCGGCCACGACGCCTCGGGCACCTCGATGTCGACGCCGAGGCGCGGGCCGATGGCGTGGACGATCGCCTGCAGCTTGCGCGGGTCGATCAGCAGCGGCGTGTTGAAGATCCGGCTCGCGACGTTCAGGTACGAGCGGCGCGGCTTCTGGTCGGTCATGGTTCGGCTCCCGTGTTGGCCGGTCCGTTGCGGCGGTCGTCCTCGTCGTCGTCCGGATCCGGTTCTGCCGGCGCACCCGCGCCGACACCGATCGCGACGCCGAGCCGCTTCGCCATGGCTTGCTCCTCGGCGCGCTGCTCGAGGATCTCCTCCCAGTCCTCACCCCGCTCGGCGGCCTCCTTCTCGAGTGTCGTGAGGCCGAGGTAGTACTCGATGCGGGTCGCGTTCGCCTCCTTGAGCGGATCGATGTGGCCGCGGCCAGGGCCGATCCACTTGCAGCGCGTCCACGCGGCCTTCGCGGCGTAGAACGTCGGCGCTCCGGTCGGAATCGTCACGTCGCCGCGGTCGATCGCCTCCTCGAGCCACAGGGAGTAGATCGCGGTGGCAAACGGGTACGCGATGAACTTGCGGCGGCTCGTGAAGAACCGCCACGTCTCGAGCATGGCGGCGCGCGCGCTCGAGTAGTTCGACTTCGAGTAGTCGCGCGAGAACTGCTCGTAGGACAGGTTGAAACCTCCGGCGAGGTAGCGCAGAGCGGCCTCCTCGAAGCTCGCGAAGGCGGCATTCGGGTGCTGCGGCGCCAGCAGACTGAGCTTCTCGCCAGGGTACAGGTGCGGGATCTTCACCCCGTTGTAGCGGACGTTGCCCTCCTGGTGCCACGCGGCGCGGTTCGTCATGTAGCCGTAGACGGAGTCGTTCTGGCTGCCGGCGCCGAGCGCCGTGCCGACCGAGCTCCAGTCCATCGACGACTCGATCACCGCCGCGTACATCGCGTTCAGGATCGCGGCCTGCAGGTGCACCTGCTCGTACTTCTCGAGCATCTTCATGCGCGCGAGCACGGAGACGATGCCGTTCTTGCCACGCGACTGCCCGGCGCGCTCCTCGTCGTAGATGTGGATCACGAGCGGCCGCCCCCAGGCGGTTGCGCGCGGCACCCGCCGCCAGCGGCGCGCCGTCATCCACTGGAACGGATCGCCCTGCAGACCGGAGGCGATCCAGTACGCCAGCGGCTCGCCGTAGGGCCCGAGCTCGACGCCGGCGCGCAGCGTGTCGGAATCCTGCCGGCCGTCCGGGTTCGACAGCCGCGCCGGGTCGATCATCTGGATCGCGGTTCGGTAGCGTGCGCCGGGGCGCTCGACCCACTCGGCGGTCGCCAGGATCTCGAACGCGGTCAGGTAGGAGCGGTAGGCCTGCGCCAGCATCTGCGGCACGGTCTTGCGAAGCGACGCGTCACAGTGCTTGTCGGGGTCGGTCGCCCACAGCGCGTACTTCGACTCGACGTCGCGCTGCCACTCGCGCGCCCATTCGGCGCTCAGGCCGAGCGCGCGCCAGTCTGGCTTCGCCGACAGCCGCAGGCCGCCGCCGATGATGTTGTCGAGATGCGTCTGGACCGCACCCGAGGTGAGCCCGTGATTGCGGATCATGTCCGCAGTACGTGCCCGCAGGGTGTCGAGCTCCGGCAGCAGCTCGCCGTCCGCGGACAGCAACTCCGGCGTCCACGAGCGCAGCTCGTTGCCGACCAGGTCGGCGGCCTGGTGCGACTGCGCGCTGCGCAGCGGTCGGCCGGTGTGGTCGACCAGCATCGGGCGCACGGCGGCGTTCACCAGGTCACTCCGAGCGGGCCGCGGCGCGCGCCGAGCTGGGCGGCCTCGAGGCTGCGGATGTACTCCTCGAGGTCGGCGCGGTTCGCACGGCTGAACTCGACCCGGCGGCCGGTCGGATCGGTCAGTGAGACCATCTGCTGACCGGTCATGAGTTGATGCAGCGCGGTGCGCGCCTGCTCGAGGCGCACTGCGGTTTCCGTCGAGCTCATGGGTTTACCCGTTCAGTTTCGCGGCCAGTGCCGCAAGGTTCGTCGGAGCGATCTCCGGCTTCTTCTCCGCTCGCGTGAGCGGATCTGCCGCCCATGCCGGCGGCTTGCTCCAGTCGATCCGCTGGGCGCCCAGGATCAGGCACGCCGCGCGACCGTAGACGTAGAGGTCGAAGGCCTCGTTGCGCGCGCCAGGCGGCTTCGTCCAGCCCTTCGGCCCGCGCACCTCGGCGGTGAGCTCGGCGAAGTAGTCCTCGTCGAGCCACTGCGGGAAGTGCGAGAACCCCGGGCCCGGCTCTTCCCTCGCGAGCTCTCCGACCACCGTGTCCTTCAGGACCAGCGTGTTGAGCAGCCACACCGGCACGTCGCCCTTGCCGCCGGCGCGGCGATCGGCGCGCTGCTCGGGGAAGGACTGTGCCCAGATCGGCGCGTCGCGCGACGCCGCCCCCTTCACGAGGATGCACCCGTGGTGCAGCCCGTCCCGGCGCAGCCGGCGCCAGAACTCGTAGGCGTTGGTCGTGACGCCGGCCTTGCCACCGGAGTCGCAGGCCATCAGATGCACGCCGAGCGTGACCGACGGGTCGGCGATGAGCGGGTAGCGACGGGCCATCACCTCGTCGCGCAGCACGTCCCAGTCCTCGCTGTAGGCCGCCGGATCGATCGCCGCGAAGCGCTCACCCTCGGGTCGCCGGCTCGCCGTGATGTCGAAGCGGTCCACCGGCCATGTCTCGAGGTGCGCCCCCCAGCCACGCACCTCCACCACGAAGCGGTGGGCCTGCACGTCGACCTGCGCGGTGAGGAACCGCACTCCGGCTGGAACGTGGGCCTTTGCCCAGTCTTCGCGTCTCTGCATGAACGTATCCGCGCTGCGCCGCACGCCGGCCGCCCGCGGCACGTACGGGGCTGCCTGGTCGGTGTTCGTCGTGGCGCGGAGCGGAGACTCGTCCTTCGTGCGGGCGTAGGTGAACAGCGCCTGCAGGTACTTGAGCAGGATCGAATCCCAGCGCTGGTAGGCAGCGGCCACGCCGCCCATCCAGTAACTCGCGATCTGCGACCGCCGGCGTGGTCCCACCGCCCGACCGCCGCCGTCGATCGACTGACCCTCATGGACCCATGTCGCGCGCGCCTTCATGGCGCGGCGGTGCTCGAGGTCGTGCAGGGCGCCGCACGACTTGCAGACGATACGGGCCAGCGATTCCGCCATCGCCGCCAGGTCTTCGGTCTGCGCGCGCTCGAGGAGCTCGTCGAAGGCAGGCAGCGCGAAGTTCCCGAGCCCCGGTTCGGCCTGGAAGAACGTCCCGCAGTCCTGGCAGGGCCAGAAGAGCCGCGCCCGGGTGCCGCGGTTGTACAGCGACAGGATCCCGCGCACCGGTGGCGCCTCGTGGGGCGTCGACGGCTTCCACTGCCCGTCGATGCAGTCCTCGCCCGGGGACGACTCCGCGAGGCACTTGCCGCGCGACATCATGGTCTCGACGCGCTTGGCGGCGAGGTCCCAGAGCGGCCCTTCGCCGTCGACGTCGTCGCGGTTCTCCGGGCGATCGTAGTCCGTCACGAACACGTAGCGCTGCGTCTTCGCCGAGACCTGCGACACCGCCGGCCAGCCGAGCTTGAGCACGACTCCCGAGCGCCAGAACTTGTCGAAGATGTTGTCGTCGCGCGGCCTCGGCGAGAGTCGCTGCTGCAACTCCGGGCTGTGCCGGATCGCCCGGTCGAGGTCGGTGCGCGAGAAATCCCGCGCCGTGTCCTGGCTCATGTGCACGACGAGCATGTCGCCTGGTGCACAGGTCACCACGTAGCTGATGCCCGCGAGCAGCAGGCTCATCGTCTTGCCGGAGCGCGCCGGCCCGACGAAGACGATGCCGGTGTACTCGCGGCTCGCCAGCAGATCGAGCGGCTCGATCATCTCCGGCGTGAGGTTCGGGTCCCAGGCGCCCTTCTCTGTCCGCAGGTACAGCGCCGCCGCCTCGCTCGGCCTCATCCGCCGCGGCGGGCGTATCAGCTCCGAGGTCGAGTGGACGACGTCATGCGCTGGCTTCAGCGGTGCCGCCAGCATCCTCGTCCTCGCTTGCGTTCAGCCGTTCGTAGAGATCCTCGCGGACCTCGTCGAGCCGCGTCTGTATCCGCTCGACCTGCATCGGCGTCGCCGCACAGTCGCGCTCGATCAGGTCGGGTAGCGTGTCCAGGCAGTCGGCGACGGCCTTGAACACCGCCGCGAAGCGCTGCTCGACCTCGAGCGAGGACAGCAGCTCCGAGCGCTCGACCTGCAGCTGCATCTTCTCGCGCTCGCCCTTGTAGAACGCGTGGCGCGCGAACGGATCGAGCCGGTCCGGATCCATCTGGCCGTCGTCGTCGGTGACGTATGCGGCCTGCAACAGGTCCCGCAGCCGGTACACCGGATGGCCGCCGCGCTTTCCGGCCGGGTTGAGTCCGGCGGCCTTCACGCGCTTGCCGATCGTGTCCCGGTCCCGGCCGGATTCGTCGGCGAACTGGCGCAGGGAGAGCAGCACGCCGGCTGGGAGTGCGATCACCTTTGCCATGTCAAGAAAAAGTTACTACTGGTGGAGGCTTAGAGGGCCGAAAAAGTGTCGAATACCGGGGTTCGAATTCCT